TTACACTTCCATATTCACTTTGTCAGCTGCAATCCAACCGCCAATATTTACGAACTTGCCGTCTTTAGACACATCAACCACTTTCCAACGACTTCCTTTTGGCAAGTGCTGGATACCTGCTTGGTTAGGCTTAGGCTGGGGCTTGCGTGTATGCGTCATCAGCGACTACTCGGACAACGGTGCCTGACCACTGCCTCGGGTGTACTGTGCTGGGATGTACTCACTCGTGCCGACTTTGTAGCAGACCTGGCCGCGAATCTTGACCACTGTAGCCGAAAGCCAGCGGCTGCCACTCTTGAACTTGGTATTGGATCCAGCGATCTGCTTGCCGCTGGAGTTGACGGCAGCCACACCGTAACCCGGAACATAATTGATCGTGATCAGACCGGCCTGGTCCGTGTACTGCTGTGGCAGCCACCAACCCCGACCGATGTTGTAGCACGCCTGATTGCCGATAATGCTGATGCCATTGGACCGCCAGGCCGTCCCGTGCTTGAGTACCAGATTACTGCCAGGTACCTGCTTACCGTTGTCGCCAAGAGCAGCCACACCGTAGTCTGGAACATATTTGACCGTCACAACATTGGGATTGTCTGCTGCAGGGGAGCTGTTGGACACGCCGCCCGCCAGATCAGTCGCCAGCTGGGCCTTGCTAATTCCCCAAGATGCCAGGTAGGCATACGGGTCCACGTGATCACCGCCATAATTGGCCGTCACCCATGCGTGTGTCTTGACCCCTCGATTGCCTGCACTGCCCTCATCGATAGTGAGCGGGATACCGTAGGTTTGTGCCGACTGGCGGGCCAGAGCAATATACGCCTGGTAATCTGACCGGAACGTCTCACGGTCCGCTGTGCGAGCCAGTTCGATTTGCACAGGGGCATAAGGGTTGGCTGACAAGGCCGCCCAGGAGACGTAGCCAGGTTCGCCGATCTGATAGATTTGCCCGCCTCCACCAACAAAGTACGTCGAGTATGCGCTGCTCCAGTTGCTGCGCATCCACTTAACCTCGTTGAGGATTGCGTTCTGGTCGTATACGTCCTTGGGGTTGCCGGATTCATGCATGATCACATACCACGGTAGTGCCACCCGTGCATCCCCCTGGTTGGCGCCCAGGGAATACCCTTTATTGATTGACAGTGCCATCCTTGGTGTCCTCCTTCGGCCCAGTCTTGAGCTGAGCACCCGCGTCCCGTTGGTCTTCATGCTTCTCCTCCGGCACTGTGGTCATGGGAGCAGCCGGCAGCGTCTGGGCCTCGTTGAGACTCGCAGGGCTGGCCACACTCTCGGTCGTCCCGAAGGCCGTGGGCGATAGTCCTTTAACACCGTCGAACAGCCCAGAGGTGGCAGCACCCAGCAGAAATCCTTGGACTGCTGCCGGTGCCCAGTTGCTATCCTTGGTCACTGCCACAGATACAATTCCGGATACGACGCCCAAGCCCATCGCTACCCACGGCAACCACTTGTTGTCCAGCTTGGTTTGCTTCAATGCATTTACCAAGACCAAAATAATGGCGGCACTGATTGCCAGCTCCGCCGCCGTTCCAAGATTCAATTCTTTAATAAGGTCCATCTTTGTGCTCCTCCTTGTTCTTCTTCCGCAAATAGTATCTTTTCTTGAGATTATTCCGCCAATAGTTTGTTTCTTTATTGGCTTCTTCCCGTTTTTCCCTCTCCGAAGGCTTCTGTGTCCCCTTATACGTCCAGTAGCCGACCAGAATCGGCGATAGTGCGGTCAGAAATGGCGTCAAATCATTTATTAATTTGCGTATCTGGTCCAGCCATTGCATGACCACTATCACTCCTCTTTGCGAGGATCACCACGTACGCAGTAATCACTCCGTTTGAAATCCACGGCATGGGTGCACCGGTTACGAACCAGTGGCAGAACTGGTACATAGTTAAAGCCGACATCAGCATCGCTGCTGCCACCAATTGGATGTGATCCCACGTCGGTGTTCGATAGTCATCCAACGTCCACAACGCCATGCTGGCACCGGCCACGACAAACAACATATCTACTGCGTCTTCGTTGGCGAAATCTCGCAGACCAGGCGGCCAGGTAAAATAGTTGTCGTTGAGTGACAACCACACACCAATGCCGATCATGCCCAGGCCAATCCAGAAGTGCATGGGGTTGGCTTTAATGCGTTTAAGCAAACTCCTCACCTCCCTCTATAGACTAACCGTCATTATTTATTCGCTGGTAATTCGCTGCCCGTTGCTTGCTTGTACTGGTCAGCGGTGAGCCAGCCAATTCTAACAAACTGTTCCATCTTTTCCTTGCTATAGTAGCCTTGCTGATAATACCCAATGATAAATTTACTCATTATTATCCCTCCTATTTAGTTGCGCCAGTGGCTTTGTCATCAGCCATCTGGGCAATCAGTGTTGCAACCGCAGCGTTAGCTGTGTCAGCCGATTTCTTAGTAGCTTGCAAATTCTCAGTCGTCGTGGCCAAAGCAGCGATAAGCGCAGCGTTCTGGGATTTTATCCCATTAATCTCGGCGGCTACAGGATCATCCATACTATCCACCCATTTGCTCAGCTGCCAATCCCATTTGGCTACTTTACCCTGCAGTTCATCTGGGATCGGCGTGTCAATATACGGGTAGTCCGGGGAATAATCACCGGGCGCAATCAGGGCCGTAAAATATTGTCCGTCTGCTTGAGGCACGGAGTATGTCCGATATATGGTCTTCATCTTTTCTGGAGAGGTGGCTGTGCTCGCTTCCGTGCCAGCCTGTGCCGATACGCTCGTAGTTGTGCTTGTTTCTGTCGAATCTGCCAAAATAAATCAATCCTTTCTACTATTGGTTTGCCATTTGAAGTTTGGTGACATAGCTATCATCCCTGGTTGACTGCCATTTTGTTACCTCCTTGTTATTATTCACCCCTCGACAATCTTAAGAAGGGTGTACGCACTTCCTGACCCGTTACCAAGCACGGTGGAACTAATCACGCTGGGCCATACATTTGAGCTGAGACTGCCTGCAGACCAGCTAATCGTTTTTGCATTCATGGAGTCAAAATAGATAGCCACGCCTTCATTACCCAGTAACATTTCCTGGGATATCTGTACTCCGCCATCCGGCGTCAATAATTGGGGATCAGTACCCATGATCCTTGGTGTGCCATATAACACAATGCCGTTTGGCAATTCGCCAAACGTTTCTGACAGCTTAATGTCAGTTTTTCTATTGAGTTGCTCAGAACCAGTCCAAAGTACCTCTGGCTCGGCCCGCCAAATTAGGTTGCCCTGATTGTCGTACAATTTCGCCAGTCTTTGGCCGTCGGGTATCATAATTTGAGCTAAGCTTTTTAATTCAGTCATTTCTTAACCCCCAATATCAAATACTGGGACCGCTGAGCCGGTGTCAGGGCATCGTACTGGGATTGCGTACCCGACCAAACAATTTTTTGTCCAAAATCAGACACTGCTGTGGTAATCAGTGTGTTAATCTGATCTTTGGTCAAATATTTAGCATCGGCGTCAGCAGTCTTGAGATATGGCGTTAAATCTGTTGTCGTTGCCAGCTGCTGCCAAGCATTCCAGCCGTCATTTGCCAGCATCCGGTAATACGCAATGCCGTACCGGTCATCAATCGCAATCTGCTCCACTCGTTTGCTTGTGCTGGACGTGTTGGCGATGACGATCACCAGCCACCAGCGGTCGGTGATTGGCGCATGAGTGATGCCGTTCATCAGCCAATACCGGCCAGAGGTTTGAAGCGTGTCGAGGTCGCCAGACCAGAGCTGGGCATCGTTGGCGGCCTTGAGATATGGCGTTAAATCTGGTGTCGTCCCATCCTTGCCATCGGCGCCTTTAAGTGTCGCTAAAAAGTCGTCCTGTGTACCCGTGTGGCCGGCGTCCAACCATACTTGGTAAGCAGATTCTCCGGCAGGACCAGCGGGACCGGTATCTCCAGTATCGCCTTTTGCACCAGGTGCGCCAGTGGCGCCCTTGAGCGATGTCAAATAATCTTCTTCCGTGCCTGTGTGGCCGGCGTCAAGCCAGACTTGATAGGCTGATCGGCCATCATCTCCCTTTGGCCCCTGCAGCTCACCACCATCATTCCAGGCGTCGTTTTTCCAGATGTACAGGTGTCCTTGCACTAGATAGGTGTCTCCGGCTGTGTTACCAGTGGCCGGCAGCTTATCGACAGAATCAGCTGTGCCCTTGAGCTGTATTCCTGTGCCATCTTTGCCATCTTTGCCAGCAGGACCAGCAGGGCCTATTGGACCAGTAGCACCAGTAGGACCAACCGGACCAACCGGACCTGTAGCGCCTGTAGTACCTATTGGACCAACCGGGCCACGATACTTTGGATCATTAGGAATATCATTAACCAATGCTTGCACTGCTTGTGCTGTTTGAGTTGCATTACTAGCAGCTGTGTTGGCACCAGAAACTGCATTATCTAGTGTTTGCTGAGCACTATTGACGATTCCTTGCAGCTTGTCTTGCAGTCCGTTCAGTCCGCTCACATAATCATTATTGTCAATCGTGGCACCAATGTCGTTGACCGTGATAATACGGAAACTCTGGGTACTGTCTACCAGCGTTCCATCGCTGGCCAACACCTCAAACCAGCCATACCCGTTTGCAGCATACGCTTGACTATGGAGCTTGTATGAGATGCCGCCTGTCTTCTCGTCGGAAACCTCCACTGCCGAGTCAACAACTGACTTCCCGCCGTCCTTGCGATCCTTGAATTGAACCGCCAAGCCAGTCAAATCATAAGGCTGGCTATTTACATCTTTCAGCTGAGCAACTAACGTCAGTCCCCGTTCACTCTGGCGTAGGTAAATCCGCTGGCTGTTCGGGTTCTGCTTGTTCATCGTGAGTGTCAGTTTGGGTAACGTCACTTGTCTGATCCTCCTTCTTTTCCAGCTGCTTCTTCAGCATTTTATTAGCCTCGCTCAACTCCTGATTGAACTGTGTGAGCCGGCCAATCTTAATTGCCATCGCGGCGATGGTATTACCAAGTTCCTGGGCCGTGAAGCTGTTGCTGTTATCTTCCATTTACTTATCCTCCAATTTTATAGTCGCGAGACCATCCTGGCCCGCCGTGATACCACAGTGACCCCGTGGAAGCATCTACTCTGAGATATGATCCATAGCCAAGATACAGATTTCTTCCACCTCTGAGTGTGATATTGCCGCCCATGAACAGATCACCGCCAATATCAACTTTGCTTTCGAAATTACACGGCGTGTATGCGTGAATCCCTCCGTTAGTGGATAGTCCCCAGTCGCCGGAAATGGTCGTATTCATGCCGGTATATGGATTAATGGCAGTGATTGTATTAACCGCCTTGATAGTGCCGCCGTCGATCATGGCACTCTTAATGGTTGGCGTGTCGATCGTGACGTTTGCCACCAACTGATTAGCAATGATTTTTCCATCAGAGCTGACAATACTGGTTGCATTTCCATTAGTGTCGTAATAGATCAGCCCACCGGCACCAATTTCACCGACCTTAGTCCCATTTCCGTTGTAGAACTGAACCTGGTTATTAGTGTACTTTACGATTGAGCTTAACCGATTGGCATCCTGAACCTGCTGGCTGATGACCGCCTTGTAGGAATTAATGTCATTGGTCCACTCCTGTGTAAATGCGTTCTGCCACTGGGTTTGCTGTTCAGAACTTCGCCTGCCAAACGCATCGAATTGGTCTTGCATGTTCTTCGTAGTGGAATCAATGTCCTGCTTCCAGGTTAGGTCCAGATCGTTTACCTTGTCAGCCGTTTTCTGGGCGGTGCTGGCCGCCTTGTCCTCTGCTTTTTTCGCCCATTCCGCCAAGTCATCCGTAGCGGTCAGTGGCCGATTGCCAATGGTCACCTGCGTGTTAGCTTGGAGCAGCGTGTCATAAATAACATCAGTTACTTCTGCCTTGATGCTCAATCCAATTTCCGGCAGAAATACCGTAACTGTGTCATACAGCCGAACCTGAGACAGATTCTTGTACCGTTCCTGCAAGTCAATAAACCCGATTGTCAGACTTACTTTAGGCTGGCCGATGTTGTTATCACTGATATACGCCTGCGTAATGGATCGTAAATCTTCCACGGTTGTAATGTCGTACTGGCTCGCGTCAAAATTGACGATCCGCTGATGCTCGTACTGCCGACCATCTGGCATCGGTACGGCAATATACTTTTCCGGTAACGTCACCGTTACCTCTGCCGCAGCAGCATTCATATCGTCCGCAGACCCGCTTGGGCTGACATCTGTATCGTTGTTAAACGTCAGATAATCCGCCTGAATCCACTCGTTCGTGCCGATGTTATACCAGGTTTCGCCACTCGCCGATCCTTGACCGTAAATCGTGACATGCTGGCCGCTGGTGTATTGCTTAACCTGGGCATTCCAACTGCCTGGTGAGTTATAGCTCCACACCTTGCCCGGTGTTGTGTCTTTACTACTGGTATCATTACCACCAGTTACCGGTTTTGGTTCAACGTCTTTGGCAGCGTCGAATGACATATACTGCCCGTCAATCCATTGGTTGCCGCCCAAGTCGTACCACTTGGATGATCCGCCGCCGGATGCTTGACCGTATACTTGCCAGCGAGTGCCGGAAGCAATCATCCGCACGATTGAACCGTTGAAATTTGGCCGATTCCAGAGAGCAATTTTACCCTTGCTCACCTTGGCAGTCCCAATACCTCGCACTTTCTCGTAAGCATAATCTTTCTGCTTATCCAGCGAAACATACTGTGAATTGACCCATTGATTGCCGCCCAGTTTATACCAGGTGCGTCCTTTGTTGTCGGTGGCCTTGGCATACACGTTGTATGCACTCCCGTTTGCCATAAACTTACCGGTAGTATGATTACCGGCCCACGGGCTGTCCCAAATTGCAACTTTACCAGGGCCAATGTAATTAACTGTAATTACACCCGTGTATGTTGTAACCACACCCGATTTGTCACCGATGCCATAGGCAATAGTGCCTTTTCCGGTAGCTTTATTCCCAACCGTGGATGGAAACTGACTGGACTGGCCTTTTTCAAAACTGAGATACCCGCCATCAACCCACTGGGCACCACCAAGGTTGTACCAAGTGTGATCGTTGATTGTGCCAGTATCACAATACTTGAAAATCTTAAACCGCGTCCCATTAGTCAACAGTTTACCGGTCGCAGTCTGTTCCTTAAATGGAGTGTCATAGACCGGCAAGCCACCAGTCCCGGCGTATTGAATCAACGCTGCCCCGCTGATGTCCTTGTAGTTATCGGTATTCCCCATGCCAGTCTTGCCCAGCGTGTATTTACTAATTGGCCGAACCGCCGTGTAGACGTTCTCGATTGAGTCCGAGTTCTGCAAACTCTTCAAGTGCTGCCCATACTTAATGACAATTCCAGTGTCCCGGCCAACATTTCGATCCAGCCGCCAATTGTAATTGTCGAACCACCATTCAGCCCGATACAACGATGTGAAACTTGGATTCTTGTCATCTCGCCCGAACAACAGGTTCTGAGCATTATCAACTTTGGTTGCGTCCCAGCTCACCACAGCTACATCAGTAATTGAGCTGGTAAAATCAATCGTTACTGGCTCAGCTAGATTATCTAAAAATGCCGAAAACAGTTGATCCGGGCTGGCGTTTGCCAGTGACAGATCATTAACCAGCACATTGCCGAACAGGTCCCCGCCGACATGCGCTGCTTCAACAGTGATCTGTCGGTCCTTGTCTGCCCAGTCCGCTACGACTGAGAAGATTCGAAACATCTGCCGCTTCCAGCCATCACCGGCATCAACCAGTAGAATCCGGTCCTTTTGCAACAGGTCCATCGCCCGTTGGGAATACGTGGCGATCATTGTCAGCTGTGCCGCGTTGTCATATTTCGACTGCACCACACAGCTCAGAACGCCAGGAACGTGTCCCTGGCCCATGCTGGTTATGTCATCCGTACTATGCTCATACACCAGCGGATTTGCTAAAGCAGTGTCCGCCATCTTGGCATCACCTCCAAATTCAATGCACTAATATCAGTCAATTTATTATCACCGGGTGAAAGCACCGGAAAATCGTAGTTCGTGAACTGCACCATTCCCGGCTGATAATTTCCCTGCCCGTCGTAAACGGCTTCCGTGTCTGAATCAACATACAGGTCACCATTCACACCGATAAAATTGAACATCGTGCCGTTCAACACGAAGCTGCCATTTCCGGCGCCCGATACGTGCCAGAGTGGATATGCCTTCCACGGTCGGTCGTTAATCAGATTGTCTCCGCTGGTGACTGACTGATATTCGTCACCGCCCATCTCGTAAGCAAACGGCTGACAGGAAAATGTTACCGAAAACGAGATTGACGTGCGGTCCGAAATCTTGAACGACGAAACCGTCGTTGGCGCTGCCATATAATAGAAGTTTGGCGATCCATCATACAACAATTTCTGGTACTGATTCGGGTCAGTGGAGAACAGCCAGTGGCTCACCGCCCGAGACAACGCCGCCACTTCCATAAATGGTGTGGATGTGAGTCGTGTGAACTCAAACACCTGCGACACATTGTCGTACCGATTGCTCGGCACAATTTCAGCTACAGACCTGCCAGGAATCTGCGTAATGCTAGATGCGTAGTTAGCCCCTAGCCAGTCATTGGTGCCATACAGAATGTTCAATCCCAGCGACTTGGACGACGTGCCCATGTAAGTCACACCTGCTGCATCATCGTAAAGTCCCAACTAAATCAACCCTCCTGTCCGTTTGCTGTTTGCACTGATGTAATGTGAATACGGGCCCAATGCTGAAGCCAGTGCCCGCAAAACTTGGTTTGTGTTGATTGGCGCCGGTGCGTCCGACCCGGACGACATTGGTGTGAGTAATGTGATGATGTATTGCAGCATCGAATTAGCCTTCACCATTTCGTCAATCAACTTGCCGTTATTATTGTCCGTATTCCCTGCCACGATGCTTTGAGCAATAGACAATCCGTTTGTTCCCGAGTCCGCAATACGATCCGTTAGGTCTCGTACAATTCGAACCGGTGTGGCGTTCGCTGGGATGTTTAAGCCGTTAGCAAACTGCGGCAAGCCTTGAAACATCTTCGCTGTTGTAGGTGCCGGAACAATTTTGGTTGCTTTTGGCAAGTTCCTCAACAGAACGTTCCGCCCGCGTGGAATAAACGCTCGTCCATTCGGTAAGTGAATCAGTTCTCGGAAGGTTGAACCCTTCTGATCATTGACAATCGCATCGCCACCGACAAAGTTATCGTCACCGCCGGCCCGTTTGTGCCTGGTCTCAGTGATCGTTGTTTTGTGAGTCGTAATGTAAATGTCTGAATCCTTCCGAACGGGAATCTGTCTGATAGTGTCTCGAATTCCGGCCGCTTTTTCTCGGGACCCGTGGCCGTTCAGATTAACATCTGGATTCCTGTTTGGAATCCCCTTGATAGCCCTGTGAATACCCTCTGCTTTAGATTTGGAATCATGCCCATTGACGTTAATATCCGGTTTCCGGTTTGGAACTTTCTTGATTGCACTGGCAACACTGCTAATAGTTTCAATCGAATTCTTTGGATCAACCTTGAGGGTAACCTTACCGCCTGCATTTGCTTTAGTCTGCTTAATCTTCGAATCTGCGTTGGCGGTGTTGGCATCCACAGGTACTGTTGCTGATTTGCTCCCGAAGTAATTAGGACTGAGTAAATTCTTGAACTTCGTGTCCAGCGGCTTCGTGTCGGCATCAATTGGTTTCTTTGCCGGTGTTTTGCCAAACGAATTAGCTGCTGCATTTGCGTTGGACATGCCTTGGTTGAATCCAGTATTGTCGGCGCCGATTATTTTCAGTAACTCTTTTGCAGCAAAACTATTGCCTGATTCAGCAGCTCTCTGTAATTCCGCCATAAACTGGGAGTCATTCATTAAGACTTTCTTTTCTGTGTCCGGAAGCCGTTGCCAACCCCCATATTTCAGAATCAAGTCTGCCAAACCAGCAGTACCTTTTGTTTGAACAATTGCCAACTGTTCCTTAGGCGTCAGACCTTGCCAAATCTTCATTTTATCCAGGGCATCAATGAACGAACTAACACCCTTGGTGGTCACCATAGCTTCGATGTCTTTAAGATTCAGGCTGTTCCAAATTCCCGCTTGGAATACCGCATCAGACAGTTCTTTGCCGCCCTTTGCAGAAATAATGGCTTCCTTCTGCTTGAAAGTCAGTGTGTTCCACTTGCCATTAGTTTCCAAGACCTGAACCATCGTAGCATCCGCGTTGTTGCGGATCATGGCATATTTATCTGACCAGGATAAGTGTTCCCATCGTCCATTTTCGATTGCCGCAATGCCGATTTCAGCCCGTACGTTGCTGGAGATTTTTGCATTCTTGGCCGCAAACCTTAGCTTTTTCCACCCAGCATCAGTTTTCGCGGTGTCATTGAGCACTTTCTGCAAATTGGTTTTAACTTCACCAGTCTTCGGGTCCAGTACAATCGAATTCCAAGTTTCACCGGCTTTCTTTGCAGTAGATGACATCTTGGACGCTGTGTCGGCAATATTGTTTAGTGATGTGCTGCCAGTCTTGGCCGTATTGCGCAGTGCATCTTTGACTTGCCCCATTGAAACGCCCATTGCTTTGAATGATCGTTCAATCTGGCCGCTATTGTCGCCGGTGGCTTTCATCAGTTTGTACAGGTTGGCGACCATTTGGTCAGTCATCTGAGAGTGATTGTCATCCAACAGTCGCATTGCTGAGGCGTACTTGTCTGCTGAAATTTTGCCGTTGTTGTACAAATCCTCAATGATCGACTTCTGTTGAGCGTATTTCTGATTCTCTTTTTCCAACCCTTGTGAGAGGGAGTTGAAAGAATCAAATAACTGATCCTTGTTCAACCCCTTGATGTCGCCATTTAACGTCCGTAAGATGGTTTTCTTTTTAGCAGCAGAAACATTTAGCGTTGCCACTTCCAGATCGTTCATCCGTTTTTGGCCGTTCAAGATGTACTGTGATTCGTCAGCCGTTAAGTCGCGGTTTTCCTTACTTGCCTTAACTCGAATTGAATTAACATTCTTTGCAACTTGGCTGGCTTCCGCAACAGCTTGATTATTTGCCTTTTTTTGTTCGTTAATACCACCTTGAAGATACTGGCGAACAGAAGAGGGCAGCTCATTCAGAGATTTCTGCAACTGTGAATTTGTATCTTTAGAGGACTGGTGAATGGTCCGATACATACTGGCAAATGCGTCGGATGCCTCTTTTGCACTTGCCTTTGCCGAAGTGGAGAAACCTGCTAATGCCTGAGAAGCCTCTGTGTTGAAATTCTGGAACTTTCGCAAGGACGAATCAGCCGTCCGGCCGACACTTGTCCCCCAACTATCAGTCTCAACAGAGCTTTGATAAGCCTGTTTCCCCCACAACTCCCATGCGGTAATACCCGCTCCGATAGCAAGTGTAGCAATACCTATGCCAGCGCCAAGTGGAGTCAATGCTGTTCCTAAAACACCAGCCTCACCAGCGCTCACCGTTAGTGCCTTACCGAACAGCGTGAAACTTCCGCCAGCCTTTGTAGCAACATTAGCTGCTTCTCCGAGCTTGTCACCGGCTGCACTGGCTGCCGATCCGGAAACAGTGAACTTGCCAACCGTCTTCCCGACTGTATCGCCAAGCGGCTTAAAAGCGCGCTCTGTGGATGTAGCTTTGCTGCCCAACCCACCCAGTGCTTCGGTTACATCGCTGAGTTGGCGGTGTGTTGCCACAAACTTGGCGATTGAACTTGCCATCTTCACGAAACCAGTATTGGCACCACCGAATACTTTAGACATACCGCCTAAAACGGAATTTAGTGGCCCAAAAGCTGCTACTGCCAATGCAGTTTTGAGAATTACTTGCTGCGTCCCACTATCCAGTTCACTGAACTTATTGATTAAGTCCGTCAAGTTTTCAGTGATCGGCATCAACGTTGGCAACAACTTTTGACCAAACGAAATTGCCAGCGCTTGGAGAGATGACTGGAATCGTTTAATTTTGTTGGCTTGCGTATCGTTCAACTGATCCGCGACCCGCTTGGTTGCACCGCCAGATTCGTTAGTAGCTTTCGTTAGTTCGCGCAGCTTCGTAGAACCATACTCTACTAATGCGTTCGCCGCTGATTGCTGCTGTTTCCCGAACGCTAATGCTAATGCGCGCCCACGCTCTGCCTTACTAGCATGTGCCGTACCCTTCTGGATGTCATCAATCAGCTGTGGAAGATTGTGTGAGTCTTCTTGTAACCGCTTGGCGCCAATTCCCATACTGCGGAATGCTTCATCCTGAGATTTGGTAGGCTTAATCAGACTGGTTAAAATACCCCGCAGTCCGGTACCAGCCTTCTGGCCTTCAATACCTTGCTGACTCAGCGCACCAATTGCCGCCGCTGTCTCCTGAACCGACAGGCCCAGAGAGTGAGCGACTGGTCCAACGAAGGACATCGCTTCTGACAAGTCACCGAATCCGGCCGCTGTGGCATTTGCTGCATAGGTCAGTGAGTCAGCGACCAGCTGCGTATTCTTCATGGCACCGGCTGTAGTCTTGCTTGTCAGCCCAAACTGTTCGACGATGGACGCCGTGGCCTGCATGACTGTACCCATACCCTCGCCGGATGCCTTAGTTGCGTTCAGAATAGATGGCATTGCGCCGATCACTTGGCTGGCATTATACCCACGCTTGACCAACTCGCTCATCGCGTCGTTGATTTCTGTAGTAGATAGGCCATATTGTTTCGACCACTTCAAACTTGAATCGCCTAACTGGTTTAATTGAGTCTTAAACCGTCCGGTAACCTTTTCACCGTTAGTTAAAAGTGGTCCTAAAGCGGCGATTTGACTATTAAAGTCAATTGCAGACTTGGCCGCATAGCCCAGACCAGCTGCAATCGGAATTGTGAGGCCAGTAGTGGCTGCTTTTCCAATGCTGCTGAGCTTTGCGCCCACAGCCGTAGCTGCTGTGCCGACTTTATTCATAACACCAGTGATACCTTGTGTTTTTGTCTGTACAACAGCCAATTCACCAGCCGTTTTGCGCAGCTGACCTTGCAAAGAGTTCAGCTTAGCCGTGGCGTTCTGCAATTGGGTAGCATACTTCCCTGTAGCCCCTGTTGCTTCACCGAGTTTTGTGCGCGAGTTTTCAAATTGCTCTCGTTGCTTCTTAACTACTCCAGCCTGAGCTTCAATTGCCCGAGAAAGCCCAGTCATCTTTGTTTGCAATACCTGCGTCTGGTTTCCCCACGCGCTCATGAAACTCATGTTAGACTTCATTTCGGCCATAGCGTACTTGGCTTTTCGCTGGGCGCCTTGGAGTCCTTTACCGAACTCGCTATCATCCAGGCCCAGCTCAATTATCATGCGGCCTAAAGGTTCATCTGCCATAATCGCCCTCCTTCCTATAAAGACTTAACGAAGTCAGCCAACGGAATCGGTTCTGTCTTGCCGTTAGGTTTCTTCGCTGTACTGGCATCCAGCACGCCGATCAATGTGTCGTAGTCCGTTTGGAGCACATCATTAATGGAGTACCCCGGCAACCCGGTGACTACTGTATTTACCAGCTTGTAGATGCTTTTCTTGTATTCGCCGTAGGTTATTCCTCCGCCTTCGGCGTTTCGGAGTTTGGGTCTGTGAGACCCATAACTTCGTTAATTAAGCTGTCAACTACTGTCAATCCTTCGCGTGCATCAACGCCCTGCAGAATGGCTTTGGCTGTGACTTCTTTTGCGTCGAATAAACTGGCCACATATTCTAACTTGGCTGTGATCCATTCCACTTCGGTGTTGTAGTCACTGGCCCGGTCGTTCAAATCAGCCGCATCAAGTGTTTTCTGTAACGGTACGAAGTTCTGCGTGTACGTCTGTGTCTCACCATTCTTGTCCCGCAAAGTAATCTTCAAAGGTTTCACTATTTGTCCTCCATTCAGCCGCCCGGTTGCCCGCACTGTTTATTTCGTTGGCGACTATTCATCTTTGTTAAGCTACCGCTTTCGGCGCATTGGTTACGCCAGACGGGGCCATTATTTTGACGGTGTTGGTGTCACTGCTGGTGCCGGTGCTGGTGTCGTTGCTTCCTTTAACACTTGACCGCGAATCTTCTTAATGGTATCAGCATCAGAACCAATGTACTTAGCTACATACTCGCCGTTCTGATCCCCATCATCTGTGGAAGCAGCCGCAGAAAATGTAAAGCTGTCGGCGTCCGGCTTGAATGTTTCGCTCGGGTCCAGAGTTTTAGCTTCTTCTTTGTCCTTAGCGAACTTACCCCGGAAGAAACCAAGTTGGACCACATCGCCTTGCAAGTCTTTAGCTTCCAGTAATACACCGCAATACGGTGCACTGGTGTCGCTGCCGACATATACAATTTCCTTGCCGTCCTCACCAACCGTCTTTTGGCCCAAAATACGAGCCTCATCAAGATGCGGAATATCCAACAGTCCAAAGGCAACTGATACGTTGCCTACACCCTGCTGAGAAATGTAATATTCAATATCTGAACCGGCTACCTTGGTTGCATCCTTAGACAGGCCGCTTACTTCCGCAGATACCGTTGCCCCAGCGTTGGCTTTACCTTCAATTACTACCGGCTTGCCGTCCGGCAAACCATCAGCCGTAAAAGGCTGAATCGTCGCGCGCTTAAATCCTACTAAAGTCATTAAATTGACTCCTCTCTAATAATCCGTGTCGTAAATTTTAGTGTTACCCCGGTACCTTCGGGCATCGACGGACCAGCCGTTGCCCAGCTGTTCATCCAGCCCACCAGTCATCTGGGCAAACAAATAGCCCGCCATCACTTGCTGCACGTAATGTTGGGCTTCCTTCAGTTCTTTTCTGTTTGGACCCTCTACATTGACCTGGTAAGTAAATTGCCAAGCCAATACGTCGTCGCTGCCACCTGTGCTCCCCTCTGGTGGGCCAAGTGGTGTAATGACGATCCGTAAAGACTGATGATTTGCAGACTGTGGAAAATCATATTTATAAATACGATCCCCGGCCAGCTCAGCCAGCCGCGGGTGAGCCCGAATAGCTCCATACATAATATCGAGCATGTCTTTCATAGGAGTTTCTTCAGCTCCTCTCGCTGAATGTTCATTGCTGGTTGTTTGATGGCGTCATAAGTGGCCTGAATTTTACCCATGCCCTTCGGCGAATAGGTTTTATGCCAGCGCGTATAGCCGAACTCATTCAAGTGGACTAATCGCCAGCGTTCCATCGCGCCACCCTTCCAGCCGATGTTCACCGACCGGACGCTGCCACGCATGCGTGCTTTACCAGCAGCCACTTCAATCTTCGTTTCACCAGTTGCTCCGGTTCGGCTGTTGACGTAACTGTAGGTTCCGACTGACTTTTTTAGCTCTTCTTCAACGTATTCGGCAGCCTTATTGAGTGCTGCGTTTTCGTATCGAGACAAGCGCCCCGGTGAGAACTTAGCTCTCATCTTTGCCAACGTTTCGTCCATCCCGGTAATCCGGGTATCATGCAGCACCATCGGAATCACCACCCTGGGGGTTGCTCAGGACTAATACCAGGAAACTGTCGTCTGAAAAGTCCAAACGCACATCGGTAATGTCCCAAATCTTGTCCTTGTACCGATAATCGTCAATATAAACAGCGTGCTTATCCACTGTCGGCAGAAACTCACCGCGTGTGTCCCGAATCCGAATCGTCACGCCTTCAGTACGGTCATGAGTAGAGAGAATGAGCGTGTCCTTCTGGCTTGGTGCGTAGACTTGAGCATAAGTGGAGAACACCATTTTCGTTGGCATGTCGCCCGGTTCACCATCTGCATTTGGCGTCAGTTCCATAAAGTCCACCGGGATTCGTAAATCACCCGATCCGGTTTTCTTCTTTTTGAACGTCGGCGCACCAGAATAGTAATTAACGTATGCTGCCTGCTTGCCTTTACTCATTGTCTTGGTCCGGCACCCCCTCGTAGTTCTCAATTGCCAGATTCATCAGCATAGATTGGAAGTTGGCATCAAACCATTCCAATTGATCGTTATACGCGTACCGTGCCCGCTGATAGACTAGCTCAACCACCCGCTTATCGGTCAAAGCCTTGTCGTTAGTGATCGCCATGACCGCCGCTGCCGACGTTTCCAGCAATCCCCGCAGATACGGGTCCTCTCGGCTGTGGGTGATGTGCATGTGTGCCTTGAATTCGGCCACCATTTCGTCTGTAATTAGCGATTCAGCCATTTACATCACCTCCGCTACTCGGCTGAAATACTGGCCCCGCCATTATCGGAAGCCGATTTTACCGCCGACGGGGATACTATTTTGACGCCGGCTTGGTGGTCGGTGCAGCGGGTGTCGTACCCGGTGCAGTCAGGTTCAAGTCATATACCGCAGAAGAATTGTTGTCCCGGGCCTTGCCGTAGAAGAATTGCTTAGCAGTCCACAGAGTGGCATCCTGCATCGCCAGAGTTTGGTCAAACTGGGCAATCTTCATGTCCCCGCCTTGGAACGCATCGTAACGGCCCTTGACAAACACCGTCACCTTGTTATCCGGTTGATATACTGATTCCACAATGGTGATGCCAAACGGATAGCTTGTAACGAACTGCCCGTTCTGATTCTGGATGGCAAACTGAGCTTCAACCATTAAGTGATCGCCGGGTGACATGACAAAAATGGTGTTGCCAGAAGCAACTACCGGCTTGCCATTAACATCCACAGACAGTGCCTTGATTGCCTTAGCAATCTCCATGGCTGCCGTCTTAGAATCGCCAAATGTCAACGTACCAGCGGATGCCTTTTCAGCATACGTTACTACGCCGTCTACATCGGCAGTACCCTTTGTCAAATCCCGATTAAGACCGACAGGCTTGTGCGCGCCATCGCCCAACAGAAATGCTTGTTCCGCCGCAACCGCAAAGGCTTCCCGCAACTGAGTGATGACGTAAGTCTTAAGATAGCTAGGACCATAATCCAGCAAGTCATTAGGCAGCACAACAAAGCCGGTCAGCTTGTTCTGCATGGCCTCTTCCTTGCCGAACTTGGCATCCAGTTGGCCCTTGATTTCGCCCATGAAGTCGCCCCAAACGGCAACTCCGGACTGGCTGGACTTCAAGAACTTCAGGCGCACACCGTTGTTCTGAAGGCCGATAACACCCAACAGTGGATGAGCCTGAGTCATGCCGTCAAAAATGCGATCCACAATTGACTTCGGCACCAATACATCAACGGATTCCTTGCTCTTGGTGTCGGTATCCGTCTTAATATCGTTGTAGAACTTAATCTCTTGTTGAGTCAGCGTCTGGTCGTCAGCCTTGGCCTTCAGGAAGTCCTCAGTCTTTAAGTCGACCTGTTTCTTGATGAAGTCCATAGAATCGCCAGACAGTGCATTCATCATTTCGCCGAACGCAGCAGATTGTGCGTCGGCATCTCCGCCCTTCTTAGCGAGCTCGGCATAAGCCTTTTGCTTTGCTTCAAAGTTGACGAACTTCACATTATCGTCACCGAATTTAATCGTCATTTAATTGCCCTCCTTGAGCATTGAAAAAGAAGTCGTGCCACTCGGCAGACTCTTTAGATTTCTTGATTTGTTCTTTCAGTTCTTCGATTTGAGCTAACAGTTCAGTGCTCGACTGTGCACTGGATTGTTCATCCTCACTAACAGTAATTACCGCCGGCTTGCTGGTGCCATTATCGCCATCAGTTTGAGTGATCCGCAGCTCATCGCCAGCCTTCAGCCCTTTAATCGTAAAGCTGACCTTGCCGGCATCGTCGGCCTTACTTTCGGCCACCTGCTTACCGTCCTTGTTGTCGGCCTTGATGTAGGCGTTCGGCTTAGCCGTTCCTGTAACCGTCGTCGTCCCCCCACTAATTTTAGCGGCGAGAGATGGCGGTGTGGGTTTGCTCGGCTGAGCGTTCAGCATTGCTTCACGACCAGCCTGTAAAGCAGCCAGACTCAACATGCCATCCGTGTCTGCTGACGCAGTGAGTAATACCTTTGCAGCATCCTGGTCTTCATCGAACATGATTGAATCTGCAAAGTGCTTCTCAACTGCTTGCTTAGCATTCAGCCAAGTTTCGTCATTCATCATTTTCAACACTTCCGACTGATCTAATCCGGTCTTCGCGGAATAGGCACTTGCAAGCGACTGGTTCATGCTTTTCAGCAATTTTGCCACGTGCTCGTGGTCCCGATCATCACCAAACTTGTCCGCCGATACGTTGTGGATCATCATTTGTGCTACTGGTGACATCACTACCTCATCGCCAGCCATCGCAATGATGGAAGCCGCAGAAGCCGCTTGGCCAACAACGTTCACCTTGACGTGACCCGGATAGTTGCGCAGTGCTGTGTAAATCTCAGACCCTGCATCCACGATCCCGCCACCAGAGTTAATGTTTACCTCAATATCGCTGTTGTCTTCCGGCAACTCACTCATAAATTTACTAGGATATGTCGCTGATTTTTTGAAGAAGTCGTATACCGGCCCCATGTCATCATTCACGATTGTTCCCTTGACGTTCATCGTTTTCGTTGTCATCACCTCCCTTCATGTTGTTATCAACGCCCTTGGCGTTTGGTGCTGCACTCTGATAATTTTTCGTCACGTAATACTCCTGCATTTCTGGTAATCCCGTTGGATCATAACCAAGCAGCCCACGGGCTTCGTCACCGTTCAGCACTGTGGCAGCCCGCAACTTATCAATCGCTGTAGCCACATCCACGATGTTCTGCTTATCCAGACCAATGATTTCGACGTGTTTCCCATTCTGGAATTCGTCCGGCGAGAAAAACTTGGCATTCATCTCATCTCTGATCCGGTACATCAGCGGTCGCAAGCAGAAGTCAATGTATGACTGCTTATTCTGGCTAATCTCAGCATTGTTTCCGTGCAGCAACGCTGGCGGAATGCTGAGAATCAACGCTACGTCATCGATAAATTGAGTTTTTATATCGCTCACTTCATCAAGTGGTGATGTACCCCGAGTTTCACCGCCGGGGTTCTTCTCGTCGTACTCTAACCCATTTGTTTCTGGCACAATTGCCACAGACTTGTCCTGGAATGCCCGGTAGACACTATCCAGATAATTTTGGACTTTCTTCTGTTTTTCCTCGTCACTTAGTCCTGCCATTGCACCAACGTGGACGACTGCCCGGACTTGTCGGTTACGCATTGCCACTTCAATCATGCGGCCCATGAGTTTGCCATAGTCGCCGAATAGCGATGCTACATAGTCCTCTAACCGCGAGTTAGCAAACTTGATGTACAGTACATCGTTCATGCTGAACGTCCGATCATACGTGTACGTGCCAATCGTCACCCCGGAAAACGTGTCCGGATATAGTGCGTATTGGTTGTGGACAAAACTGTCAGCAATTAGTAAGTCTCCGGTGTCGCTCTGGATGACCAGCACTTCATTATTGTAAATGAGTTTGTAGATGAAATCATACCAGAACTGGGAGCTTGATTGGTTGGCATTTGGCCGCACATTAAGTCGGTAGTACAACTCACTATTGCGATCAGACTTCTTTCCGTCCATCACCTTGAATTCTGACTGAGTAAATGACCGGGCAATGAAATTCACATTGGTATCTATCGCCATACGTTTCAGATAAGCCCGCTGCAGGTCTGGCTCCCACATATCGGCGTCAAACATAAACGACGTGTCCTGACGCTGGGTTACTAGGTCCCAAATGTTCTTAAAAACACTCAATCACTTCACCTCCTTTCTGCTAAAAGTTCAGCCCGGCCAACATGTCCAACGAGCCAGACACGTCCTGATCGGAAATCTTGTCAATGGAATATAGCGTGTACTCAAATGCCTTGAAGCCATCTGTCTTTCGCCTGATTTCTTCCTTCTTTAGGTACTGCTTATTCCCTCGGCCATCAATTTTGACCAGCACGTTGTTTGTATTCCACCTCAGCAGTGGGTTATCGCCCCAAATGAAACGCCGATTCGGAAACCCGTTGTCAATGACTGTTGCTAATAGCCCGTCAATTGCCGTCGGGTTGCGGATAATACTTACCTCAAAGCTGGCCTCCTCAAACATCGCCCGCATGATCGATGCCCGGTAGTTATCCATAACTACTTCCACGATGTTGAAGCGCTGCCGCATCTCACCCATCCAGTTCAATGCATCCTTTGGGTCTAAAATAGGCGCTCTGACGATTGTCAATAGCCCTTTTTCCTCCCAGTCAGCTATTGGGATGTGTAACCTCTGGTTTGGCTTGGCTTCACCATAATCCTTGCGAGAATACTGGTACTGGCGATCAACAAACACCTTGGTTGCCCATTGGTGTTCCATCGTGACCAGCTTATCACCATATTTTACCGTCACCGCTGCTGCCATGAAGTCCCTCGTCGTCGCGAAGTCCACCGAACCGATTGCCTGCCGCCCTTCAATGTTATCCGGGATTGGCTGGTTAGTCGCCGCGATTTCTTCCCATGGCGCCACAGAAGATTCCTGACTCTGTGATGGATAATCCATCCGCTTAGTCATAAATTCTTCCTTACCAGATGGGTTTTCACTCAATTCGTTAAATTGACGCTCAATTTCCTTGTACAATCCCTTGGCATATGGCGTGAGCGGCTTAGACAGCATCGGGTTGGCTTTTTCCCACATTTTTGGATCATCAGCTTCATCTTCTTCGTCGATTTTACAAATCCACGGGAAAATTAAGTCCGGTTGGGCCTTGCCTTCCAGTACGCGTGCTGCTCGTGCTTTCAGTTTGTCGATAAACCCGTCCCGAACATATCCATCGGTCCCAATGTAGAAAACTCGCGGTGGCAATTTCTTGCCCAGCCCTGAAATGTGGACGTTGACGTTGCTGGCATCATGGTATTCGTGGATTTCATCGAATATCACAAACCCATCACGCAGACCGTCCTTGGTGTTGCCGTTACTGGTCCGATATTTCAGTACCGAGTTCGTTGCTCTAGACCGGACCAGCGTACTTGTGGCATAAAACGCCCGTTCCAGTGGATCGGGGTGAGAGTGGACAACGTTGGAGACTTCCACAACCGATGTCTTGGCCTGATCTTCCGAGTTGGCGACAATTGATCCGTCATATGCCTGTACCCCATTCAATTCCGAGATTAGAAATGCTGAGATTGCCGATATAAGACCGTTCTTCCCAGCACCTCGACCCATCATCCACAGGAAGTCTCGGTAGAATGCCGTATCATCTGCTTTGCGGTACAGAAAAACGAACGACGCAAGAAACTTCTGAAATGGTTGGAGCGGGAAAAACCATTTTTCAGTAAACCCGACGAAGTTATCTATTTTACGTTCGTCAAAGTACAACTCGTCATTGTCAAGAATGTTCTTTCTAACATACTCGGCAAGCTGAATGCGTTCTTTATTCCAAACTACCTTGCCGTCATCATACAATTTCAGATAATCTGTCACATAACTCACGTCAAATCACCTGCATTATAGCCAGCCTTGCCTTTGTCCACGCCGGGTGAGGGAGGAGAAGTCAATCCCATGTCCCGTCCTAAAGCGATTAGCGCCCCATTAATCCGATTAATATCGGTTAATGCCGGGTTGGTCTTGGTGTATTCCTGTTTTCCGTTCTTGATGACGATCATTGGCTGCTTCATTGCCACTTCTTGCAGTTTCTTATACAGCTCAGCCAAAGATAAGTATCGGTCTACCTTCTCCATAGCAATTGCAGACTCTGGATTCACTTGCTTCATCAGTTCTTCCTTCATATTTGGTATATCCATTATTTCCTCACCCCCTCTCATGCGTATTTTTTTCTTCTTTTTTGCGGAAGTTGACCCCCACCCACCGGTTCCCCAAAACGCCGGTAAATCAACGTTTCTACCGGGGGGGCTTATCCAAAAAAATAACACTTCCAAAATTTTGGAAGTGTTTTTTTTCGCTGTTTTTCGCGTTATTTTAGTGTCGTTCGTTGGCGCCGTTCGCGCGCCGTTGTTGATCAGCGGTGAGCCTCTGCCGGCTGCAGCGTCGTTGGCCGTCGTTGTGCCGCGCCGCCGTTGGTATTGATGTGTATCGGTGAACGTCACTACCTATTAAATGGATGGCATTGTTGTTTAGTGATCCAGCACCCGCCGCAATAGTTCGCGGTCAGTGTGATCCAATGGCCGGCGGTTGTATAGTAACGGCCGCCCGCTATTAATCAGTGGCGCCAAATCAAGCGGTTCACTGTCGCCCGCTGTCGTTTTTCCCGCGCCCTTGCTACCAGCCAGCAGCTGGCTGCTGCTGACGCCTAGCACGTGCGCCACCTTATCCAATGTGACAGCGCGCGGTTGCGCTGTTTCCCAACGATATATAGCGCCCGAACTTAAGCCCGCCCGTTCCGCCACACTTGCAAGCGTCAAGCCGCGTAATTCCGCAAAGTGCTTAATGTTATCTAATGTAGTAACCATGCAAGTTTCCAACTTTCTTTTGTTATTTATCGTATTTTCGCAAGTTTTTTGTTGTGTTCCTCGTACAATCATGATATATTATTAATCGTAAGGGACGGCGGTACGAGAAACCCCGCTGAACTTGCTATCATTATACACCAAGTTCGTACTCTTGTAAGTACGTACCACGATGAAACGTACAAGGAGGAAACAAAAATGCAAACACCAATGTTAGTAAAAATCACGCCGGAAATGGTGCACGAACGGTACACCGGAACAAAAGAAAGCCAGGAAATGGCACGTCTTGTCACCGAACGGGACTACTACGATGTACTGGAACCAGATGGTTTTATTTCCCTGCGCGAAGTATTTAACGACGCGTACGAAATCACTCACTCTCTGAAAGCGTGGAACCCCAACGCCGTAGAATTTTAGCACCAACCCGGGCGGAACTAGCCGCCGCGGCCTTGCAAGTGGGCCGCCGGGCATTGATCCAAAAAACAAAAACAGGAGGAAACAAACATGACAAAATTTAAGACTTACAACTTGGAACTCGGTGGCAAGGAATACGGGTGTTTAGAATTCGACCCCGATCAAGATGCTTGGATCTTATGGCCTGTATCCATCGATGACGGTGTAACTTACACCAACAACTTAGAAGAAACCGTCGCCATCATCGCCGGCGAGCTAGGCGCCGGCTGGGTTGCCTTGCGCGGCACTGAAATCGAATTGATCACCGACGCCGCCGACGTACCCGCGTGGATCCCTGGCAAGGTACTACCCGGCAAGGTGACTTATATAGACGGCGTCGAAACTATCGAAGCTGTCCGATAGGAGTAAAAAAAATAACCACCTCCCGCCCGGTAAAAAGCCGGCCGCACGTTTGCAAGGACGTGCCGGGCATTGATCCAAAAATGAAATGAAAGCTGGTATTTTACCATGAAAAAACTGAAAATTTCGATCGCTATCGCGGCCGTTGTAGCCGTTGTGTTTTTCCTCCACACTACTTTAGGCGCCGCCCTAAACACCGCCGGACACGTTCTGTACTGGCAAGTTGGCGGCGTCGCTAAACCGTTCGGCCGGGTTATAATCGGGGCCGGTCAATCATTGTTCTGGCTGCGAAACATGTTTTTCTAACTGCTTGGACCACTAGCCCGCCACGCGCGGGCTGTTTTTTTACCCTTAAGAAACTGAGGCGATCCAGTGTGAGCGTCCTGAGCGATCCAGTGTGAGCAGCCTGAGGTGATCACCGCGAGCATCCTGAGGTGATCACCGTGAGCGTCCTGAGGTGATCGGTGTGAGCCGTCCGAGTGGATCGGTGTGAACGCTTCTTTTAGGCCATTAAAAAAAACGGCTACTAACTTTTTATAAGTTGTCCAATTATATTGCGTCCGCCCGCTTGCGTAATGAAAATTGCGTCTAGATTTTCAGGCCCGTGCACCGGCAAAAAATAACAGCACCGGCAAAAAAAATCGCCGGCAGATTTTTTTCGGTGAAAAATTTTCAAACGCTGAAATTTGCTTCTAGATTTTCAGCCGTGTGTGACGTTCACAAAATTTTACCAGCAGAAAAAATCAGTTGCCCGGCAGCGCTTTGACCACGTAAAAACGGCTTAGCTTATCCATGTCGCGATCAGCAAAGTAGCCATCCGTTGCTTGCAAATTAAGTCGCTGAGAAAGTGCCTGTGCGCTGTACGCATCAGTGAAAACGCGGTGTGGCGTTACAATGCCGCTGTGCGTTGTCATCATCACCACGTAGTAAATTTTTGACCGCTTGGCAATTTTGAATCCTGCTTTCCGAAGCTGCTTTTCTGTCTTAACTACCATCGTTCGTCTGCCTCCCATTTGTTTTTGAATTGCTTGCGTGTCGGCTGTGTTCGGTAATTCATGCGGTGATGCCGCTTGTTGTGGCAGTCTTTGCAAAGCGTCCGTAAATTATCCGGGTCCATTGCAAGCTCTGGAAACTGTTCAAGCGGCTTGATATGATCCACTTCCAAAATTGCATCTGTGGTCACTCGACCAGCAGCCTTGCACCATTGGCACTCATAGTTATCACGTTGCAATACCGATTGACGCAGCTTACGCCATGCTGATGAGTTGTAAAACTCTGCCCTCTTAGAGTGTGTTGATACATCAGGCAACAATCTGAATCACCTCGGAAAAGCATGCTTGGTTTTTGTCCGGCCAAACAAGCATGCTTCTTTTATGACCACCAGCAGAAACAAGCATGCTTCTTTTGTAGCGGATGAAACAAGCATGCTTGTTATACGGGGGGCTTTAGTTTCTGCTCTGCCGGGGGTCTTATGCATATCTAAATTGGAAACCACGATGTGTTTTTTGTCCTCCGTGAATACAGGCTGACACGCTTTGCTGCTTCAAACCCAATGATCTTATGGCTGCGCTTGAACTTCCAAACAGACCAACGTTCTTGCTGTATCTGCTCCAATAAACCCACCTCCGCGTATTAAAAAAGCCGCCTACCACTAGCGGCTTCATAAAGGAGAAAATGGAGAAAAGCGAATGGTTGGAGTCGAACCTACATCCACAGGTTGGAAAACCTGTTGCTCTACCACTGAACTACATTCGCAAATTGACGGGCGAGACGTCAGCCCCATCATGTAACCACATCCCGGGAAGTGGCAGCTTGTTCCTCTTGCGCTAAGAGGCCCTCGGTGACGATCCTAATACGTCACTCCATCACTCATATATGTAGACGGGCCAAAGCCCGCCAGATAATCGGTGCACCGCTCTTTTAAAATGATTCCAGGGGTGAATCAATATTCATAGTTTGTCGGTATCGCAATTATCTTTTTGTGGGGTGAATTACCCCTTATGGTCAAAGACCATACTATCATAATAATTTTTTTCACCTGGGACTAACAGCGTTTCTAGTACCATCTTTGCGTGAGACCATTCCGCGCTCCTCAGCTAGTAGCCAAAGCATGGCATATCGCTTCCGGTAAATCTGAGAATGGGCATAACCAATCAAGTCGCCCACTGTATCCCAGTCGTAGTAATTGGATGAGCAGTATCGCAAATCGAAAATTTGGCGTTGCTCTTCGTCAAATCTGTCAATTGCCCGGTTGCAGTCGTCCCGCAAACTAATCAAGTATTGCAGCCGTTTGTTGGATTCCCGCCGTTGCAAAATTGCTTCTTGGGGCCGTGATATTGCAGATGAACGCCCGCCGCCAATGTTCTGATCTGATTGTGTCCACGGATGATCAATCTCATAAGTTTTTTCGGCAATCTGGTGATTTACAGTCTGGAAATCCTCAAACAGTTCATCTAAAGCGGCGAGTTTCTTCTTCGACAGTTCTTCCAATGTACCACTACTCCTTATCAATTGGCTTCCCATTAACCCTAATTGACTTGGGAACTAGGCCAGCTCGTTTCAATCCTTCAATCGACGCTCCGATTCTCTCGTGAAAATTGTCGTTATCAATCATCGCCGCTGCCTGTGTGTATGAAATAAACACGTACACACCAATCGCAAAAATCACGAACGCAATTCTGATCAACAGCTGTGATGCAATAAGCGCCCCGATAAAACCCAACACAGACGGTGCCCCGTTTAGCAGCAGTTTCTTAAAGTATTTCAGTTTACGCTCACGCATTGATATTTTCTCCTTTAGTGGTTTTCAATTCTGAAATGATCAACGCATAGCACTTCACCACCACTAATGGTAGCAAGCCCAGACGGCCCCATGATAGTCATATTGTTACCCACCACCATGTTCTCCATTTTGTCATTTCCTAGTTTTCTTTCCTCTGTACTGATCATAACACGCCGCTTTGAAAAGCAATAAGACCGGCCAAACATATTAATCTGAATCCACGACTCGGCGTAATGCTTGCCGTTATCCCAATACTTCGTAATGTAGTGATGCACTGTCATTACCTCCTGTGTAAGATTAAAGGCCTCAGTCATTTGCCGTTGCGGCCTTTTTCTTTCTCTTTCTTCAGCCATTTCTCTAGTTCGGCGTCCGCCTTAACATATTCTGGCGGCTCATAGCCGTACTTGGAATGGATCATCTTTGGCATGTGATTACCTCTTGGCGTTTATTTTTCCTCCAATCGACGGCCACACATCGGGCAGTATCGGCAGTTTTTTTGCTTGTCGGCTAAACGGGTCGATTTTGACCCCTTTTCAGCGGCGAGTGCAGCTGCAAATCGTTCCGGCGCATCACATATATCGCCTGCCATCCCCGGAGGGCCAATAAGACTATTGCTGTCACTGTTATAAGCAAGCCCCAAGTAATGTTTCCACACGTCATCAAACACGTCCTGTACCGTTTCAGTCATGCTGCGCCTCCAGTAAATCCGGGTTTTCATAAATATTCCCGACGACCTCGCAATTTTCTGTTAATCGTTGCCATATTCCATTGCCACCATTGTCAAGCACATATCCAGCGGCATATGCTTGGTAGCTAACTGGTGCCATTACTGGTTTACCGTCTTGATTTCTAAGGCCAATATCTAAGACATCGCATTCGTATATTTCTCGCCCGTTCTTGTCTTTGAAATTGGTGTACTGCATCAAATGCCACTGTGGATCAGCAATTAAATCGCCTAGATACATAGCACCAACTTGGATGTTGTTAAACATATTATGCCCATTCCATGCTCGAAACTTAATCTCACGTTTCATTTCTCCGCCCCATCTCCGTTGTATACGATGATTGCACTAGGAAACGGTGCAGGGCCACCAGCCATTCCATTTTGCTCAAATTTAAGACGGCCACGAATAAACTTGATGCTTGCCTTTCCAAAAATGTAATCGTGCCAATAGCTGGTGTCCGTTCTTGCTGGTATCAACAGCACAATAGGAACGTTCACCCGTAACGAAGTTTCATAGGCTTTCTTTACCCAATCTCCGATATGGCGTCCATATGGCGGGTTCAGATACATTGCCCCACCGAAATCATCAGACCAGTCTTGCAATAACGAATCATCAGCAACGCTGAAATACCGATCACATTTCGCGTTATCCTTGCTGGCTGCCAGGTCAATAGCAAAATGATACTTTGCATTCAAACTCTCGAAAAACGCTTGTGGTGTTTCCCAATCGTCCTTATTACTCGTTAGCGCTGCACCACCTGGCTTTAAAAAGTCACTCATTTCTTCTCCTCCATTTTCACGATTTCACCGGTTTCATCAACGCGCCAGACACCTAGCAACCAGGCACGGGCAAAAGTCTCAGAATGGTAGAATATCCAATCGGCTTCCTCATCATCGACTGCGTGAAAATCTGTGGCGTCAATAATCGCTGGTCTTAATGTTGATCCCTGTTTCTGCCGTTCGATGTACTCTCCGATTTCCTTGGGGATCACCGGCATATTATCTGGCAATGCGGCGTCATAACGAGAGCGCCATTCTTCATCCTGTTTAAGTAGTACATGAATATTAGCCGTCCTCAACAATGTTTCGTCCTGTAACGCCACGCGGCGTACTTCATCGAACACGTCCTGCTTCGTCTCATTGCTCATCGTCAGTCACCTCTTCTTTCTCGCAGTCTTGCAAGCCAAATTTCTCAATATCATCATTAGTGAGCTCAATTCCATCTGGGTATCCACCAAATCCTTTAGATAATCCTTTTACAAATATGGTATCAAGTTTTCCATCAGGAGTTTTTAGATACCACGTATAATCTGCATACGGCACCTTGACGTTGTATTTCTTATCCTTTTCCACGGTGTAGCCGTTGACATAAGCGTTCATCAGCAACTCTTCTTCGTGCTTGCTGCCACTAGCATCATTATCAATCAATAATGCTGGCCACTTAGAACCATGTGCACTTTTAACGGTTTCGGCTTGTTCCTTTGTTAGGACTGCCTTTTTTGGTTCCTCAACGAGCGTGACAACGTGGCCGCCATGATCTTTAGCCTCATTTTCGGCATTCTCTTTGCTCACCGTAAACCAGTATTCGCCTTTGTCGTTCTTAACCGCATACAGTTTTTCTTCGCTCATTTTTCGTCCTCCGTTCTGTTCCACTTGCCATATTTATCTTGGTACCAGCGTCCACGATTGATCGCCCAATCCCCTGTAAATACTGTGTTCTGCTTGTCCAGTCCCAGCCTAAAAGCCGAAAGCTTGAAAAGCTTAATTACCTCAGCCAGAGTTTCCAGGTACCGTACTTCATCGGTTTCAAAATTGTACAGACGAAAGTGTGCAATCGGTGGTCGGCTGATATGCGCGTCATGCATCAACTTGTTTATCCAGGACTGTGAGATACCCGAAATATCAGCAATTTCGTATGATGAAAAGCCATGAAGAATTTGGCTTCTAACATAATCAATTTTTTCCGAATGATCAGATTTCTTTGCTTTGCTTGCAGACGTTTTTTTATTCTTACGCGGCTCTTTTTTATTAATTGCTACATTGATTCCCCCCCACCGTGGATCGTCTCGTGGTGCGCGTTCCTTTTCCAGCTTAATGATTTTCTCCATCAGTTCTGGATGTTCTGATAGTCTAGCCATATCAATTACCCCCTGTGCTGCCAAAACCGCCACTGCGAGCGCCTGTGGCCATATCGTCGTCGGTCAACAGGTAACTGCGGAAAATGCCCTGCATGATGCGGTAGCCGGCATTGATGATGACTGGCGCCTGACTGATGTTCCAGAATTGACCCATGATTTCGTTTGGATAGTAGTCACTGTCGATTATTCCGATGCTGTTCGGCATTACCAATTGTCGCTTGCGTGGCAATGATGATCGAGAAACCAGCTCCAAATATTCATAGTGGCCAAGTTTCACCTTGATACCCGTCGGGATCAGTGCAATCTTGCCGGGCTTAATGACCACCGTTTTTGCTGCTGCAATGTCGTATCCGGCAGAATACGCAGTTGCCCGTTTGGGCATTGGGCCAGTATACCCGTCGATTCGTTCAAAATGTCGTTCCATCAAATAGATGCCTCCAAGTCTTCGTTAGTTGCGTTGACAATTCCTTCGTCCGTTATCGCAACAGTCCAATCCCAACGGCCTGATCCTTTTTCGATAACCTGGCCTCGCTTCCCCTTGAATCTTGGCATCGGTCCTACGTAGCGGACGTTCTCTCCGATGTGGTATGTCATCTTCAGTCTCCTTCAATAATTTTTAGTGCGTCTTCCACAGAGCGGGCGACACCGTACAGTACCGGTTTGCTCTCGATAAACGCCTTAAATCGTTCTTGATCAGGCCGCAGCCTGCCATTCTTTGTTTTCACTTCAATCAGGATCAGTTTGCCATCGCTATGGCGAAATCCGGTTAGGTCCGGCCATCCTTTCGGTGGACCGGCAGAAAAAGTTCTTCCGTCTGCTGTTCTGACGTTGCCCACATTGGTGCGGATGATCGTACATCTGTGTTTGCTGACTGCCAGCATAATGTCGGTCTGAATTTCGTGTTCCGGTTGTGTCGTTGGTTTCACCTCCACAGTGCTACGGGAGGATTAAACGGGAGACCATAATATTGTCTTCGTCCTTACTCCCACAACAGTTTGAAATCGTCACGGGAGGAACGGGAGGATATTCCGAAAAAAAGTCTTTCAGGCATATACTTTATTCGTTGTCATCTTATATACTTTTTCTCTTTTATCCTCCCGTAAAGAAAAATAAAGGTTAAAAGCATACAGCCGTAAGGGTTTGACGGTTTTTTTATCCTCCCGTAGGTCCTCCCGTAAACACTAATTTCGCATCCAGTTAAATCGCTCGTCCAATTTCAGACGGATACCCAAGTAGAAAATCCCACTGTTTTTCTTTGTTGAGAATTTCTGCTTCATCTGAGCACCGAACTTTTGCTTTGCCATTTTGTACTCGCCAGTTTCGTCTGCCCAAGCCTGATAACGTTTGAACAATTCACCGGCTGGTGCCTGATAATCAGGTCCCTTGTCGCAACAGTCGCTGATGAACAATTCCAGCACATCCATCTCATCCCGGTATTCCTTGCTCGCACGCTTAACACTCTCTGGCGGTTCCAATCCCTCTCGCTGCCACTTCAAAGCGCCATCCACCGCCCAGTTCAAGATGCCGACCGATTCACGTTCCAGCTTGTATTGGAGCCGCTTATCAACCTTCTCTTTCGGCACCTGGACCGTGAACGGGATCAGCATGAGCCGCCGCCAGATACCATCATCGGTTCCCCGGATGATCGGTTTGTGGTTAGTTGCCAGCCAAAGTTTGAATTCTGGATGGAATTCAAACTCTGATCCGTATAAGAATCGGGCCGTAACCGTATCGCCACCAGTTAATTCCTTAACCAGTCCTTCATCCAGCCGGACGCCTTCGTTCGGTTCACTGGCTGTGACTAGCCGTGCGCCCTTCAATCGGGCGATGTCTGAGTTGGCGGCACTGCTGGTCTGCTGAACCATGATGGACTTAGCCTGCATGGATCGGGCATAGCTTCCGGCCACATGTTTCAACACGTCCATAAACACTGACTTGCCATTGCGACCCGAGCCGTATAGGATGAACATAACCTGTTCCTCTGTGGACCCAGTGAGCGAGTATCCGATGGCCTTTTGCAGGTATTCGATAAGCTCCTGATCACCGTTGAAGGTCTGGTCCAGAAACGCCAGCCACTCCGGGCAATCCATCGTGTCGGAATACTCCACATCGCCTTGCTTGGAAAACATCTTCTTAATGTCGTGGTCGTGGAGGCTGCCGTTGGTCAAATCAATGTATCCATTGGCCGTGTTGAACAGCATTTTGTCGCGGTCAAATTCTTCCGGCAACACCGGTAAACGGTGCTGAATTTCGTTCATCATGGCTTTCTTGGACGCATTCATCCGAGACTTCTTCATAAATGCTGCCCATTTCTGCTGAATCTCTTCCGGCTTAATGTCTGCTGGTGGCGTGATTTTCTCGTTCTTTAAGTCAGCAACTACTGCATCTACCATCGAGGGCAACAGTCCACGCTGGTCCAGCTCCCAGAAAGAACCGTTGTAAATGTACCAAGCCTTGTCGATATAGCTGTACCGTGCCAGACTACCGAACCGGTCGTTGAACCGATCTGCGTTCCCGGTGTCATCCCAGGTGTGTGGAGGAAAAGTCTTTGGCTTCTTCGCGTTAGTTTCATGCATGAAACCAAAATTGTACTTCAGCCGCTCGTTTGCTGGGTTGTAGACGTCTTGGACTTCATTGATGGCCTTGTTCAGTGTGGCGACGCCATAGGTGGTCTTGCCGTGTTTCTCATCCCACTTATCGCGCATCAGCGAAGACTGCCGAAAAATGGCATCCATCTTTTTGAAGTCTCGGCCGGTCCAAAACGCCAGGTCGTTGGCAAATGCCAAGTCTGCCTCTGAGTGAGAAGTATAAAACTTTTCCCAACCGCCATCTAATAGCAGCTTGCTCCGTGGTCCAGTCTTGCTTGCCAGCATTTTAGCGACAATTTCATCCTGGCTTAGATCATTTGATAACTGGAGTCTCTGTGGATGCAACTGGATTACCTGCTTCGGCTCCAGATATTTCCGATAGAGTTTCGTCAGACCTTCTTCAGCATTGTGGTTGATGTTATCGAATATCCCAATCCGGTTGCCCGTCATCGCGAAAAACCGGCCTGACTGGTACATTTCGATGTTTCCCTTACGCCGTCGTGAGCCAGGCAGATCACCCTTAATCAGGATGTGGATGCCTTCGCCGGACACAGACTTCTCCGTATACGACTGTAAGCTTGAGACAAACTCATACGCCAAGTTGTCGTCTGTGTTTCCTGCCTCCCAACGGTCCAAGTCATCTCCGATGTGATCCACATCCACGCCAACGTATCCGTTGGCAAAGAAGAAGCCGAGACCGTCTAGCGAATACCGTTCCAACCCTTCCATTGCCTTATCGAACGTTGTCCAGTCCTCTGGCGCCGTAGAGCTGGCTTTAGAGCCAGTTAATGCTGAATAGGGTATCTTTGTATACTTATTCTTCTCAGGCTTCCAGATCAGCTTATACAGCCCCCATTGGGCTAGGGGCTTAAGCTCCTCGGGAATTTTTTCATACATATTCATTCCTCCGTCTAAAACGGCAGATCGTCGTCATTAATGTTAGTCGGTCCCGGATTGACAGCAGGCGCACTCTGTTTAGTGGCCGGTTTATCCTTATCTTCCTTGAATGTGTGTGCCAGTTTCGGATAGTCCGTCGGCTTGACGCTCCACGGCGCAGCTGTGTTCTTATCTGTATTGTCGTATTCGTCATGCTGAACCTTGACGTAGACTTTGACTGGCTTGTGGTACAGCACATTGCAGAAGTCCTGAATCGTATCGATGGGTGTGCCTTCTGGTACGCCGACTGCTTCCAGAATATATTGCAGTTGGTTCATGTCGTACAGGCCAGTAGCCTTCCGCTTCCAGTTCGGCATCCACACGTGCCGATTGTGGTATTTGCCGTTGGTTTCCGGCAGCGCTGCATCCAGGTCATTGCGAACCGTGAATTGAATGTCCAGGTATTCTGACCCGTTCTTGGTCGCGTCTTCATGTGCAGCTGCGATCACCATTTCATATTCGCCTTGCGGAATCGGACCATAGTTGCCGCTTGTGTTGTTAGAGTAGTCAGTTGTTAAAAATGCCATTAGTTAATTCCTCCTAAATATTTATCTCGAAATTGAATTGCATCGTGAAAATCGTGAAAATATCGAGTGATTCTATTACCACCAGTTATTTTTTCAAACAACCATGGTGTCCCTTTTCTTTTCGGCCGATATTGGATATACTTTTCGCCGGTCGTATTGGTTGCTCTTGGCACGTCTACGGGTTTAGGACGTTCTCCATTCGTAAGCCAATTATGAAGCGCATTGTTATATGCTTTTGCACCCTCACTTGAGCTTTCAAACACACCCAGATGATAGTAACGGCCTTCGATAGTTATTCCCGCTGACCACCTTCCATTACTCATAGAAACACCAACCGTTTTGTTGTTGGTCCTTCCTTCGCGAATTGTTTTTCCTGTCCAACGCCCCATTCTGAATCGCTGAATTGGAACTTCAAAGATTTCATCCGTATGAACATTTTGCACTAGCACAATTTGCTGCTTCTGTTCTGTTTTCCCAGTATCACCAAGTACAATGAAGTCGCCCTTCTTGTATCCTGCATAATTTTTCCGGCGGTTGCTGCTGCTTGGTGTACCGAATTCTTCCTCCCACTTTTTACGTTGGGCTTGTGCCAATTTCTCAGAATTCGGATCGCTGTCAGGAAAATATGCGATTTGTTTTGGAATTCCATTTCTTAAATTCTGATATTGCGCCGTCCACCATTTGTCTCTATGACTTACGCCACGCATCATGCTCTCTTCCTTTCTGTAACCCATCCCCGCGCTATTATCTGGTGGTATGCCCAACCTGGTTTGTATCCGCGCGCGGCTGCAATCTTATACATTTCCTTGGGTGTCTTTGCATCCTTCGGTTCTTTCCTGGCCCATTGGATGTTTTCGTAGTCCGTCACGATAAACCGGCTCTCATCCAGCTTGTTCAGCTTGGCTGTTTCATCAACCTCCAGGTCCTCGGCTTCTGCCGTTTCCCAGACATAACCGCACAACTTGCAGACAACGGTAGCGGCTGGCACAATGGCAAAACACTTCGGGCAAGTCTTGATTGCCGGTCCTGGCGTGCCGCCGCGTTTTTTCTTGTTCCGATCATCAAGTGTCCACTGGTCAGCGCGTGGCATTCTCGGTGGTCCAAATCGTATTACGTTTCCCACATGGTCAATGATGATTGCATGTTTGTCGGGCTCGTATCTCATCCCACGCATGGCTTGTTGGATATAGAGCACCAGCGATTCCGTCGGTCGCAGCATGATAATTACACCAACATCTGGGACGTTGAATCCTTCTGAAATCAGATCAACGTTGCAGAGAATCCGTATTTTGCCAGCCTTGAAGTCCCGCATGATGCTGTCTCGCTCTCTCTGGGGCGTTTTAGCATCGGCGTGAGCCGCTGAGATACCTGCGGCTTTGAACATCTCTGCCACCTGCATACTGGCTTCCACAGAGTGAGCGTAGACAATGGCTTGCCGTCCTTCCGCGAGGCGTTTGTAATGGGCCAACACGTCTCCGAATATTTTGGGTTCCTTGATGGCGTCACTCATTGATGCCTGTGTGAAATCACCCGTGGAAGAACGTTTCAATTTGTCGGTCTCAATCAGCGTCGGAGCATAGTACGTGTAGTCGGCCAGATAATGGTTCTCAATCAGCCACTGAACTTCTGGGCCGACAACCATGTCGTCATAGACGGATTCAAACCCCCGTCCGCTCATTCTCCACGGTGTGGCAGTAAAGCCCAACCTTGGCACGTCGGAATAGTAGTTAAATATCCGTTGATAGGTCTTAGCTAGTGCATGGTGTGATTCGTCACAGATGATCAGGCTTGGTTTTGGCAGTCGATCCATACGATGGACAATCTTGCCCACCGTCATGATCGTGCAATGCTGTAGGTTAATGTCATCTGCGATGAACGTCTGCATGATTTGCTCCACTAACTCCCGCCGGTGAACCATAAACATCACGTGTCCGCCCTTCTCAGTCGCCATGCGAGCAATCTCAGCAATGACCACTGACTTACCAGAACCGGCTGGACTAACTATTAGTACCGCTTTGTGGCCTGTCGCCAGACTTTGCCGGGTCTTGTTCACCAGTTCCGTTTGGTACGGGTGGAGTTGGTACGTCATGCTTTTCACTTCCAAACTTGAACAGGTCTTCAATGGACACCAACGTGCGATTATCCAAGCGGTTCTTGGCATAGATACCGTCTGAGCCTTGTAAGATCACTCCACGGCCGCCAGTCTTAGGATTAACAACCATCCGACCAACCACGTCTGCCAAGCCCAGCAGACCATCTCGGACGGAATCCCGGATAGCAGGTGCATATTGGTTAAACGTCTGACCTTCATCGGTAGTAATTTGCTGTTGAGTCTCCCAGGCTGTTGTTAAGATATTAACGTTGTTTAGCATGTAGATACTGGTCATGATTCGGGCAAAGTAGTTTGTCCATTGGCCGTAGTCCTGGATTTCGTTGGAGATGCCGTTCTTTGAGTTACGACCCTTTTCCACGAACCAATCGCGTTCAAAACTGGTCACGTTATCCACGACCAAGTTGTCATACCCTGCAGTCAGCTCCTTAGCCTGCTTGAGGAAATCTATCCAAAATTCTTCGGGATGAACGCGGTCAAACTTAACAACATCAATGTTTGGCTGGCCTGCCAGGACTCGGCTTGAATCGTCAAGGTCCAGCACCAATGTCCGGCCGCGCATGAACTTCACCGATGAAGTCTTGCCAACTCCTGGCTTGCTGTACAGAATCACTCGCCAATCCTTGGCTCGCTTCAAATCAGCAGCCTTTACAATGTCAATTGCCATTTATATCCTCCTTATCGGATCAGTTTCCATCAGCGGCATTACTTCACCGTCCAGGACATATCGTTCGCAGTCATGTAGGATGTGAGAGCGGCCATTTCATACGGCGTGACATCAGATACTTCAATCACATAGCTGTACTTATCGGGCACGGCGTCCATGACCTCACCGGTTTCCGTGTCCACCACTTGCTCACCGACCTTTTTTTGGTGCAGGGCGTCAATGGCTGC